AAGGTGGAATAGATTAGGCTGGACAACACCAGCTTCAAGATATTGATTAAAGTCTTCGCAAGCTTTAGCAACAGTTTCAGTGCTCATCCACTCACCATGAGCATCTTTAACATCAGGCTCATAGACAACTTCGTAGCTGATCATTTCTTCAGCTTTCAATACTTGGTCGGGGGTTTCTTTCTCTGTAGAGCCAAAGGCTTTCTCAATCAAGGATAAGAAACCATCCATCAAACCTTTCTTTGTATCTTCTTTAGTCATCAAGTGTTTTCTCCATTTGATGTTGAGCTGTCACCTGATGAACCTGTGGAAGACCCTGTACCATTACCCATTCCGGAAGTCATACCTTCACCAGCATTACTAGTAAACCCTACAAGGGCTTCACGAGCTGTTTCTTGATCAATACTGGTATCATCAAAAGGCTTAGGCATCTTGGCTTGTTGGGCAATCCAGTTAATAGTCTCTGGTGTATCAGCAAGCATTCCCACTGCACCCACACGTTGAATGAACTTAGACAGAACATCTAGGTCAGTCTTATCAACACTACCGAAACGAATCTCAGGCATTACGTCAGTACGCATACCGTTCAATTCAAATATCTGACGCAGCATATCGTGGTTAAGCTGTTCTTGAATTTCAAGTAACTTAGATTCAATAGCCATTTCAGAGATGTTAGATAGCGACTCAGCAAGAGAGAAACTACCACCACTCTCACCACCAAGCATCATTTGAGATGCCATCAATGCAGTGATAATGTCTTTCTCATAACGCTTGATAACACCACTTACATCGTATGACTTCTGACCAGTCATGGACATCAATTCAAACTTGAAGTATTGTTCGCCTTTATCATCCAACACTTGAGGCAGGATCAAACCTGACTGTTCATTGGTGTGCAGGTTACGCATAATCTGTTTGTAGTATTCACCAACAGCTTTATCTTCATCGCTGGCATTTGGATCTAGATAGCGAGGGGGAATATAGAGAACTTTCAAACCACGTAGGTCAGCAGCAATACCCATAGCTTCATGCTCTTGTAGAGCAGTTTTATACTTCCATGCCCGCCATACAGCAGCCAGCGGACTAGTTCCTTCCGGGTTATCCTTGATAGGGTTGTTACGGAAGTGAATGTATTTAGCTCGGGGAATTGGGATATACTGACCAGCAGTGAGCATTACAAGTTGACGTAAACCAGCAGGTTTATTCTTCCACTGAAGCATCCCTGTAATCTTAGTACCTGTCTCTTCGTCCCACTGCCAAGAAGCAATGCTGTCTTGAGTGATGATGGGTAAACATCTAATACCAATTTTACCATCAGAGTGTTTACTGCCATTCTTCTTAGTGCGCTTTCTTAGTACCTTCTCATGACATGAAAACCCATAACGGTTCATTGTCACAGCTTGACGAATAAAACTTCCCCAAGTGTGCTCCATATCATGCATAAGTTCTAATGCAAACTTCTTCTCTTCCTTCAACTCGTCTTCATACCCTTCAGGATTTACAACAGTCCAAGGTACACGAGAGATAGCCATTTCAACTAAGTTAAGAGCTGGAGCAATAGTCTCATCAAGAGCCATCTTCTTATAGGTTTCAGTGGCATAAGGCCAACGAATTTCCCACTGATGTTGCTCGAAAATTTCTCCGCCAAGAGTGATAAGACCGTTGTTAGAGATTTGACCCATTGATAAAGGGGGCATCTCTACAGCGAAAGAGGCAGTGCCATCCACACTATTAGCTAGGACGTTTCCTGCATCTAAATAGGCATCGGTCACTAGTACCTCCCTTTATTTATGATTGGGTGACTTCTAATTAAAACTAGAATTTGAATGCGTTCTTTTGTGAGAGGTCAATTGATTGGATGCCGGGGAGGAAGTTTCCGATGTGAACTTTCTGGGCTAAGTACATAAATGCTAGAGAGCAGCAATCGACGAGATCGTCGTGGCCCAGTTCACCGCCCTTTCGAGTACCATCAAAGTTTTCCAACTCTTTATAGAAGAAGTCATTATTGCTAACAATCTTATTCCATAAGTCATTCCCACAGTTTTTCACAATATCTACAGCACCTAACTCTGCTGCTGCTGCGAAAGGTCTGAAAGAATCAAGCTTGCCAGCAGATGCACGTTTGGTTTTGCAAACAAAACCCGCTTCAATAATCTCTCTTGCCAGCAAGTTGATTGCTGCTTTGGCTGCGGGGTTAGGATCTTCACCAAGAACGATATCCACATTAGGACCATCTTCTCTTGCAAGACCTAGTATATGTTCCAGCCAACTACCAAAGGTAATACGTGTACGCACTATATCTAGGATGACGTAATTTCCAGACACTAGCTTACCCATCTTGACACTAGCAAAGTAATCTGGTGATCTGTTACCGTCATGGGGAATTGTGCCCGCTACGTCGAAAACACGGACTATCTTAGTGAAGTCTCTTTCCCTTGGTATGCTAGTAAGTTCCTTGCAACTTGTTCTGTCGTAATACGAGCTGCCATCCGGCCTTGCAAACCAATTCCCGAAAAGCAATCTTTCACGGTCTAGTTTTGGAAGTGCTTGAAGATTTGATTTGTAGAGAGGGTTAGATTTCCGCAAATCTGGGTTGTCATCAATGGTGCCAAATAAACCTTGAAAGCTAATAGGTTTAACTTGATCTTCATGTTCAATAGAGAGTTTAGGATTACCATACTTCTCAATTAATTCTTCTCTTGTATCACCCCAAACCAGTTCACCAGCAATCCTAAGAAGGTATCGAATCTTGCCATTCTTTTCTGGATCTGGACGACCAGCTAACTCGTGACCCTCTGGGAACAGCCACCACATAGCATACTTAAGAACCCAACTGGAATTGTCAGGGTTACATGACCACCACATTGAGTGTACGTTTTCTGCATCAGAACGGAGGCGAGACCATAACCACCATAATTGCTCTTCGTTATCAGCGTGAGTAACCTCGTCATAAAAAATATTTGAGATTTGGATACCCTGATACTTCTTAGCTGCTGTATCATTCTCGTAGTGAGAGAAGCTGATTTCAGCGCCAGAAGGGAAAACAATCTTTTGGTCTTTAAGTTTAACTTTGATGTTTGGTTCAAACTGTGTGTATAACTTCACAGCTTCCCAGAACAAACCACCAGAAGCCATGATAGCGCTGGAGTTTTTACGAATACAGTATGCTTTATAGTCGCTATCATGAACGAAGCGTAGGTGCCTCATCAATCCAACGTAACTTTTTGAGCTTCCTGCTGCGCCACCAACCAACATAATTTGCGCATCTGAATTCAAATCATTTATATTAAATAAAGGTCGTTAATCTTTACCCAGTAGATATACTGCTGCATATCACTATGCAGATTAGATCATATCACTACCTACAGCTTTAACTGTTTAGGTATCTCCCGTTTCGCCTCACTTGAGGTTACGTCTTTCGACTGATCGTTGCACGTTCCTAATTACTTAGGCTTCGCTCAGGATTGTCTCTGTAAGAGAGTTTCCCTGAATTAGAGAGATTATTCGACAATCATTTCTGACTGAAGCGACAAAATTTATCGTTGTTGGAATTCAGAAGAGGGTCCAATTACGGACCCGTCTTTTTTAGACATTCTTTAAATCCTCAAATAGTTTAAGTATATACTCTTTATTCTCAATTGTTGCACATTCTGTCCAACCTTTAAAAGAAACTTCGGGAATATACTTAAAACCTTTACCTCTAATATCTTTGAGGATGTCTCTTTCCCAAATAGCTGTTTGAATTGCTGTACTTTCAACTCTAGAGAGTATCTCAAAAGATATTCCATATTCTCTGTAGTGACCAGCCCTTTTGGTGAACTCGGAGCTAATCCCAATCTTTAAGAAAATCTCATCTTTATGAGTCATTTCTAGTAAGTATAGAGTGCCATCTGATTCTGAAAGTTCAGGGTTTAATTCACAACGCTTGATATAATTCCAGTGTTGCTTTAAAGCACGAGATTCACCAGCACACTTTGTACATCTTTGCCCATTCAAATGTGCAGAAGGTTTCTGGTAAAACTTCCCATGGTTTGGGCAGGTAATTTTTACTTTATCATAACAGTACACATAGTCTGTCTCTGAATAGTCATAAAAATCCCCGTGCTTTTCTTTGGCCTGTAAAATAAATTCTTCAGTTGTCTTAGTCAAAAGTTTATAAGCACACGGTGTGCAATTATTACCTTGTAGATGCAGGGAAACAGTCTGTTCAAATTCACCGTGTTCTGGACAGATAATAGTGACTCGATCTGTCATTAAGGTGAATTTAACTTTAGAGTAATCATATTTGTTACCGTGTATACCTGAAGCTTTTTCTAAAAATTCAGCAAGATTCTTTTCTGAAAGAGCTTTTCTGCAATCTGCGCAACCAGTAGCTACTGGATAAAGAACTTGATGTTTACCACACATCAACTCTTCCTTAAATGTATAGGTACTTTTACCTATACGCTCTACTCTAGAGCATGAGGGGCAACCACTCCCTAACAAGTGATTCCAAGGCTTTTGGCTAAAAACTCCGTGAATAGAACAAACAATATGTACATCTTCTTGGGAGTGTTGAAAGTCCACTAAAGAATAATCATACTTATCGCCATGAGCTTCTACGGCTCTGGATAAAAACAAATCAGTTTTAGACATAAAATTGCTGTCTGCAAAATCTGGCGGAACGCATCCACAGGATTTAGTTTTGCCTTGTCTAAGTTGTCCCGACTCAATATCTTTAACTGTTCCACACAGACACTTGCAAGTCCAATAATTAAGGGTGCGACCTTTAGGTGTGGTTGAAGTTTTTCCTTTAGATATAATAGACAACCTACCAAAAGACTTGCCAACTAAATCTTCCATTGGGCGGGGCTTCCATCCCGGAGCACGTTTACCTTTCTGGGCTTTGTTCTGCTCTATTTTAAAACAACCACAGCTCTGAGTTCCTCCACCAGTCAATCCGTCTTGACGTACTTCTAGCTGAATACCGCAGTCGCAAACACAGTTCCAATAAGCCCTGGATTTACTTGTGGGAGATGACTTACGACTCTCTGCTTGAGATTCTACAGTCAATCTTGAGTATTTGTTACCAACTAAACTTGTAATAGGCTTTGCCATAAACTTCTATATTCCTTACTGAATTAAATTAGGTGAGAGCTATCTAACTGAGTAAGCAGTTAGAAGGACTTGCAAATCCGTTCGCTCTCATTGTATTGCTTTATTACTTACTTCAAAAAGCTCAATTTATATATAACTTCCTGATACAGCTCCAAACTTTCATCAATCAAATTCTGAATTGCTGTCTTCTCTTTAGGACACACTTCATAACGATGCTGATCAATCCAGCCCTTATGAGCTTTCAACTCTGCAAGGATTGTACCGTAGACATCAGCTACAGATGCATCACTAGGCTCTAGAAATGGGATATCAATCAATACGCCAAATTCACCTTGATACTTTTCTGTAATCGTATCAGCATTATCAATGATAGCGTCGTAGAAATCATTCAAGGCTACATGGGCAGCGTAGCTACCGTTCCCTTGTGCTTTAAAGTGTGCTCGGTGGGCTTGTTCTCGTGAGAGGAACAAGAGAGCAATAAGGTCACCCATGTTCATTATTAGTCCTTTGTTTGATTAGTAACTTCCAGATACTTTCTAGACATTAGGAGCCTGTCTCGGCCTGTCTCACCTGTCTTAGCATTATAAACTGCCTTAAACGCTGACCACTCTAGGCCATCCAACTCTTCTTTAGTATAAACCTTAGCTGCAATAGGAGTTGCCCAAATGTTTGGACCCTTATCTACCCACTGACTATCAGGGTCTTCTACGTCCACTGTAAGCTCAACCATGAGAGGCATTGTCCGAAGAGATACATAAGTATTACTCTTATAACGTGCCCCACGGAGGATAGCTTCTTGAGCTAACTTAAAGAATTCAATCGGGTCTGTGGCAAGCACTTTAATATCTTGTAGCATTGTTCGTCTCCTTGTGTTAGTTGTTTCAAGGAGCAAAGAATACCACTGTGCTATACTATAAGTCAAGTGTTTACAATAAATAATTTTATTTGAAAGCTCTTTATAAGAGAGCCTTCTATAAAGCTACTTAACTACCAATGCCAGTAACCGATACTTTAACAATAGTACTAGAAACTAAGGATAAGCTGTTTGCTCCTGCTGTCACTAATGCAGTGTTAAGGAGAGTATTCCCAAAGGTAACTCCACTCACACTTGTTGCTGTAGGGATGTAAGAGTTAAGAGTAGCTTGTCTGATGCCAGCAACAGTATTATCTACACTGAAAGCTCTTACGCTTACATCCAGTACTTCTGTGAAGTCGCTACCAAGAGAGATTGTCCAAATACCGCTAATATCACTTGTAGCTGAATAATATTTAATCTTAATAGGTGATGCTATAAGACTATTATCTATCCGCCTAATAATAGGTAGAGCTGCTTGTGTTGCTGTAGAGATTGGCTTATTGGCATCACTTGTGTTATTAACATTACCTAGACCAACATCAGAAGAGTCTAGAGTAACTGCTCCTGTACGTGAGCTTACGCTGGTGACAGGGTAGTTAACTGTAGGAATTACAGGCTTGTTGGCTAGGTCAGTGTAGTTTCCGGAAGTAGCTACCCTAGATAAATCACTCAGTTGTATAGCTGTATCAGCTTTAACTCCCTGTGCAGTAGATGCAGCACCAATACTATTAGGGGTGATTGTTACAATACCTGTGTACCCATTTACTGAAGTCACAGTGCCAGTTGCATCTGATGGTGTGGGGATTTGATCCATTGGGTAGTGTGGCATGATTATAGCACCTGCACAAATACTGAACCAACCCCTTTAACCCAATAGCCACTTTCGCCTGCTGTGATCATGGAAGAGGCTAGTACAGCAAGCTCCATTCCACCGTTGAAAGATGTTGCTGGGGCTGTTGGTCCAATCCACAAGCTAATGATTTGGGCCGTTTTATTCTGAACTGATAGTGAAGTACCTACTGCAATACCTGACAGTGAGTACACATCCTGCCAAGTGCCATTTAAAGTGATGTCAGGGATATCATTAGCCACAGGAGCACTTCCTTATTATTTTGTATTAGTCTTCTTATTCAGTGTAACCAAGATCAAGCAGCGTTAAAGAATGCTTCCATTGCTGTTGCATTACTTGTAGCCTTGTTGTCATGACCTAGTGCATTTGGATGTAAACCTTCATCAGTATTCAAGGCTTTCCACTTACTAGGATCTACACCAATAATTGTTGTGTTATTTACTAACAAGTCATATCCAGCGGCATCAATCAAAGCATTAAGTTGTTGTACAGGTCCGCCTAGTATCCACTGTGCATTTGTAGCTGTCTGACCAGCCTCATCAGCGAAGTTGTTAGTGGAAGTTGTACAGGCTATTAACTTGGATACAGACACTTTAGTAATGCCTGCTGCCTTGATCAGTGCAACCCTATTATCAATCTTAGCCTTCACAGTGGAAGCTGTTACACCACTTGCTGGGAACAATAGATCATTTGTGCCATAGAAGACAGACACACCATCTGGAGTATACTTAGTAATAAGATTTAGGATACGGGAATCTGTTGATCCAGCATCTGTGAAGGATGCAGCTACACCAAAGTTAATAGATCCGGGATTAGCTGAGAACTTCTTGATAGCTCTTTGGAACCAGCCCATGCCATTAGCTTGTAGTGTATCACCAACACCTGCTGTAATAGAGTCACCAATAGCACTAATAGCCTTAGATGAGCTACTAGCAGCCCTACCAATAACAATAGGGTGCCAACCAGCATTACGGCTCATTGGTGCTGTACCAGCATAAGTGGTAGCTCCTAGGACATCCACATCAGATGTTTGTGTTGCTGTAGGATCATATCGCCAGAAACGAGTGTTTGCTGTTTCGTTATTAGGTCGGAAGGAGTAAGGAACTACTGAGTCAGATGTGAACAGCACTTCCATCTTGAAGAGTAATACAGTTCCTGCTGGGATTGATGTTACACCAAATGCAGAAGCTGGAATCTCATCACAAAGTGCATCACCTTCACCATCTGCAACCGAGTGAGTCCTTGAACCTGACCATGTAACTGGAACGGATACTCCAAGTGCTTGTACAGACACTTTATGTAGTGGTATAGCATTACCTGTACTCTGCATACCACCCGTGCTACTACTTTTAAGACAGGCATTCAGGAATGTAAAGGCAAGAGATTTTACAGAGAATGAAAGGGTGTGCTCAGTATCAGTCCTATACCCGCGTAAGCTAGAGTATTCAGCATCAATATCATAGGACACAGGGTTGTAGAGTGTGGCTACTTTTAATGGATTTGGGGCCACATCAATAGCTTCATTGGTAGTGAATAACCTCCAATGATAACCGTCACTATAGCTAGGTACTCCGCCAATGTCTGTAACAAATACCAATTCATTTTGGTGATTTATAGCCAAATAGCTTGTCTTAATCTCAGCGACAGTCTTACTAAGGGAGACACTTGGAACACTTATACCAGTATCGCCTTTGTCTCCCTTATCACCTTTAAAATACTGGCCTATTAATTCTACGTCAATCATCTATACCACCACAGAATCAATAGGGAAAGTAATGTCTTGAATAATATCAACATCAATTGTTTTGGTGCTAATAATAAATCCACTAGGACTTGTTAGCTGAATATCTATAGACGCTGCACCTATAGGCCAATCGGTTGTGTCAGTATGAGAAAGTTGTATAATATGTGTGGTGATAGGGTCAACCCATACTGGAGATAAATCTGCAATGAGCTTAAGATACCTAGCTGTGCGTATCTGTGAAGAGAGTGTCCAAGAAGTAAAGTATCCATCACCATATGTAGTCGGTAAGTTGATTAGCTCTTGGAATGAGTCGCCTCGTTTAATTTGAATCGACATTAACATTCACCTTTATTTACCAAGAGACTATATCAAGTTATGATGATGCTACTTAATCATCTTCTACTTCAGTATATACTAAGCTAAGACGGGGCCGTAATTCAGCTTTGATTTCAGAAGGAGTTTGCTCGCCAGCCTCCAAAGAATCCTTAACTTCAAACTTAAGTTTGTTATAAGAAATCTCCTCCGCATTAGCCGCCTTACTCACTGTCACTAAGCTATTCACCAACCACTTAGAAGCCGAGGCTTGTTCAGTATCAATGGCCTGACCATCAATCTGCTTCTTGATATTTTCAAGAGCCTTATCCTTCATTTCAAGCAACTGTTCTTCTAGGATGCGAAGCTTGCTCTTAGTAATGCGTTTGCTATTCCCGCCAGTTGTTTTACGATTTGACTTGGGGCCGTCGAACCTCGTATTTGGATTTGGGCTCTTATTGGTTACTTTCTTTGTTGTTGTCATAATAATATCCTATAGAAGAGTTGGAAACTAATGTCTCCTATAAATTAAATGTATTTCTAAGAATCCTCGTAGGACTATATTGGCTAAATACCAAATTCCATACAATATTCAACAGAAGGAAGATTCTTAGAAATACATCATCTAGACTAGAAGGAGAGGACTAGCTAGATGATGCTAAAGACATATCCAGAAGGAGAGGACTAGACAGTCTTTAATGCAGGGCTATTTAAGGAGACAACCTCTGAGAAGGAGGAAAGCAGAGATTGTCATAAGCCTGCGAGGAGAACAAAGCTTTATAAGGAGGGGAATTTATAGGAGCTTTGTTGTTTGGTGCAGACGCTCGGGGCATTCAACCAAGTCCTTTAAGAGTAACCGCATACTCTCTGCGTAAATCTTTAAACCAGAGCTTTAATAAAAGCAATTGCTGCCTTTACTTCTTTAACACTTTCTAGTTCTAGCTTGTCAATCAGAGCTTCCAGCTTTTCTAGTTCTGTGGGCTTAACTACAACATCAGTTAGTACTGGGATAGCTTCTGGAACTGGGATTTCATTACCGAATTCATCTTGGGACATTATAAGTTCTCTTTTAATTAAGGATGTTTGGCTGACGAGGAAGGGATCGAACCTTCGACCGATGAATTAACAGTTCATTGCTACTACCGCTGAGCTACTCGTCAAGAATTAATACCGCATGTGCGGGCTTAGGCTAAGTAATACAACGTCTCACCCTACGTGCAGTGAAGCCATACACTATCTGCCGGGGTTCATGTGTACTTCGATTGATTACCTTGTCTTTACATTTACTAGTTTACACACTTATATACCGCTTGTCAACAGTATGACAAAAGATTGTATATATTTAATAATCAGAGTCATGATAAATCTTCTTGAACCTTGTACTTCGCATTGAACAGCTTTCTTGCTGATACTCCCAACGGAATGTCTTAATTCCATCTACTGAACTGTCTGGATCAATGTCTTCAAAACAAATACATTCACTTTCCAGATAACCACAATCTGGACAAAAGCTTTCTTCATCCATCATGTGGACTCCTTAGTCGGTTTAATAGGAATGACTTTAGCAAACTTGTTAGAAGAATGTCAAGTGTTTGTAATATTTATTTAAAGTCCGCTTTAAAGTAAGCTTCAGCTTGTTCTTCATACACATTATCTTTGAATGGTTTCAGCCTCTTAGCAAAAGAGTGCAACCATTTATCAAAATCACTACTGATTTCAAAGGACTCAGGAAGACTAGATGTAGGTGCAATATCCCCTACTAAATCAATACTTACCCTATACCAATCAGAGATAGCTTGCTGTTGTGAGGCGTATGCTGTACTAGAATCTGACTTCCAACCATATGCTGGACACACAAATACCTTAGTAAACCCTTTCTGCATACCTTTACCACCTTGATACCTAACTAGTGATTTACAAGCAGACAATGTTCGCTTTACATTAGATACATCACAGCCTAAGATTCCAGCCAATTCTTCTGTTGTACAGAGAATACAATTATGGATGGTTAGAGCATTTACAAGCTTAGTCATAATCTTGTATGACGTAACAGAGAAATGATCTTCTGTACCATTACGCTTCACTTCACCACAATTGATATCATGGTAATGTCTGATGTTGTTAATTGTAATCAGTTTACGCTTGTCTACTGTTGCTTTAACAAATGCATCAATCTCTTCACTATTCCTAGCTGTTACTGGGTTCATAAGAGAATCAGTAAAGTGCTTTGTTTCTTCTTTTACTTTATGTGGTGGTACTGTGATAGTGATGTACTCAGATAGGATTTCACCAGTATCTGGATTCACAACGAATTCTTTACCATCTTTTGTTTCTACATTAATCATTCACTAATCCTCTGGTAGATAAGCACATCTTATACGTGCAGGAGGTCAAAGTCAACAACCAAGTGCATATTTCTTTCTCTTACACTAAAACACCTTCCTTTATATAAGGAATCTAGTCACCTATGCGTGTTTGTTGGCCTGTGTACACGTTTTGGTATCACTTTATTGGAAAGTGAAGATATTGTCTTCAACACCCCTTTCCAACCCACAGATTATGCTCTGACCTTAAGCTTATGTCAACCACCAATCATAAAGAAATCTTTACACATCTCCTATTGCTTTCCACCTACACAGGTGCTATCCTCTACCCATCAAATAAATAAGGAGATACAAAATGAAAAAGTTAATCGTACCAATGCTAGCCCTGTCACTACTAACCTTCCACGTCTCATCTGAAGCTGCCTTTGGTGGTTCTCGTGCAAGCTCATCTTCTGGAATGGGTGTGTCACGAAGTGTTAGTCGTCCTTCCAGCAGCTCCACATACTCACGACCAACAACCCCTTCATCCAATAGTTCATACACTGGAAACAGCTCTTATAGCTCAGGTAATACATCACGTCAGGTTAATAGCTATCCCTCCTCAAACATCCCTCAAAACACGTATCAGCAGCCTTCTACAATGCGACAAATTGCTACAACTGCTGCTGGAGTAGGTGGTGGTATTCTTGCAGCTCAAGCTATCAGTTCTCTTATTAGTAGTCCTTCTCATCAAGGGTTGTACACATCACCACAGAATCCGGGACAGTATTACAATGCTCAGGGTGTGCCGCAACAGGTTGCTCCGGTTCAAGCTCCACAAGAGCAGAATGTATATCAGCAACCTACATATGCCCCACAGCAGCAACGGATGGTATTCCCTGAACATAAGAGTAACTTCTCTTTCTGGGGTATGCTAGGTGGGTTGATTCAGTTCATTGTCTTTATGGGCATCCTTGCAGCTCTTGCATACGGAGCTTATAAACTATTCTTCCTAGCCAAACGACAGATTAAGACGGAGAAAGCAAATATGGAATACAACCTAGATGATGAATTTGCAGATATTGATCAAAAAGCTATGGACATTTTCTTTAATTTTCAGAAGAATGCTGATAATAAAGCTTGGGTGGGTAATAACACAAAGTACATGAATATTGATAGCACATTGTCAGACCCTTGCACAGTGGAACAATATCAACATAATGTACTTGACTGCTCGATTGAACAAGGTAAGCTACGTGCATCAGTGGAGTACACAGCTACAGTTGTGGGGGTTGTGAATAAGGTTGAAGAGAAGATTAGTCAGATTTGGCACTTTGAGAAACAGAATGATAAATGGTATTTGATTGGTGCACAGGGGTGATCTATGAACATTAAAGAATTAAAAGCGTTGATTGCAAACCTACCAGATGATACACCTGTTGTAGAATGTCGGGATGGTAACGTAGGCTCTTGGACTGATGAGTCAAATATTAATGCTGGCAAAGTTTACAAGTTCCTAAACAAAAGGAACTATGGTATTCATAAAGGAGAGATGTATGAAGTTGAGTACTGTGAGGTGTACACTGGACGGGAAGTAGTATCCTCCTACGATGCCCTTATTTTCAAGACTAGTGATTAAGGAGAGAAGAATGAACAGTAGCCAAGACACAAGCATTATGGAAGGTTGTAAGTGTAAAGAATGTGGAGAGATTGTTGTTGATCAAGTTAACAACACACAACTAGCCAGATTTGAAGAGTGGGATTGGTTCTGTTATTGTGCTAACGTTGAGTGTGATAATCATATGGGAGAAGGTTACTTCCAATTCATACCTGATTGGGTAGAAACACCTAAATAACCCTTGCAACCACCTACCCAGTAGGGTAGCCTACCTTTTCAGTTAAAACGCCTCAGATGGTGCTAATTCATACATACAAGTGGCGTTTTGATTGATGTATAAGGTAGGGTAGTGGTAGGTTTTTGATAAACAAATTTAAAGGAGATAAAATAGTGGTATCAAAACTTTGTAAGCTAGGAGATCGTGGTATGTTCTCTATCTACAAAAGAGATAAAGAGAAATACATAGAAGTTTACATTGGAGATCCTGAAGACATCGAGTCAGAGTTTATTCTCTGTGTGCATGAAGATTTAGTTAAAGAGTTAATTGCAAGCTTGAGACTATCAGAGGATTTTAAATGAAAGTTTGTTATAGAATAAAGCTTTACAGAAGCATAATAAGTGTGAGACATTGTTTTGGTGGGATGTGTGAAGAAAGTGTAATTTAATATTAATTGGCATAGGGATATTGATAATGGGTAGTCACAACAAGCACTTCATCGAAATCATTGATGGTATTGAAGTAGAGCAACCTAGGAAGAAAACACGACGGACGCGGCAGGGTGGTAAACCTGAAAGTGTTGCTGAAAAGTTCCGTGAAGAAAAGGAAGTACGAGTAAAACCTATCATTGCTAAGACAGAGAACCAGAAACTATATCTAGACAGCTTACAGTTCTCGGCAATTACAGTAGGGCGTGGTAGTGCAGGCAGTGGCAAGTCATGGTGTGCGGCTTCAGTGGCAGCTAACAAGTACCTCAAGGGTGAGATTGATCGTATTGTAGTGATGCGTCCACTGGTGGGTATGGGCAAATCATCAGGATTCTGGCCCGGAGATATTCGTGCCAAGTTGGAACCATACCTTTTACCAATCCTTAATACAATTAAAGATACAATTGGTGCTGCAAAGTATGAAGCTGACTTTGGTAAGAATATTTTGATTCAACCAATGGAAGCTGTGAGGGGTATGAACTTCGATTTTAAAACTTATGTCATAATTGATGAGTCACAGAACTGCACACCAGATGAAGTACGGAGTCTTGTAACCCGTCTGGCAACAGGAAGCCAAGCAGCATTCTGTGGGGATGATAAACAACGTGACATTCCGGGTTTGTCTGGGATTCAATATCTGTGTGATTTGGTTAAGAAACATAAAATCCCAAATTGTGGTGTAGTTGAATTCACACCGGCAGATATTGTAAGGTCAGGTCTTACTCGCATCTTTGTAGAAATCTTTGAAGCTGAAGGCCCATCCCCACGATAAGGAGTAATAAATGTCAGAATTAAGTATGTTGCAAAAACCAAGTCAACTCATTAGCAAAAGTTTCGTTAGTAATGAGTATAACCTATACCTACACAATGAAATTTCTCATGACGCTGACGAATATCTAGAACACTTTGCCACATACCACCAAGCTGGCCCAGAAGACTTAATCCGTTTGTGGATACAATCACCCGGAGGTTCTGTAGCGGTAGGGCACCAATATATACAGCACATGAACCGTTGCCCTGCAACAATCGTGGCTGTAATTGGTATGGGTACGGCCAGTGAAGGTACAGCAATCTGTTTAGCAGCAGATGAATGGGAAGTTGATGATATGTCAACATTCTTAGTGCATGGGTTTAGCTATGGTGCATATGGGCACGAAGCTCAAGTATATAACACAGCAACTTTTAATAAGAAGCTGAATGAACGATCTTTGAGAAACACCTATAGTGGTTTTCTAACTGAGGAGGAGATTATTGAGGCATTAAAAGGTGTAGATCTTCTATTCGATGGTGATGAGCTATCTGAACGACTTGCTTTATTCAAGGAATACCGAAATAGTCAACCTTGTAATTGTGGTGATGAGCAATGTCCTCAGAATCAACGTCCTTCACAGAATACAGAAGTCAAAGGTACTGATGAGGGAATTGAAGAATTTTCCCTAGACGAGCTAATTGAACGTGCTGTAGAATCAGGAGTTAAGAAAGCACTATCCGCTGAACGAATCGCTGTCAATAAAGCAGCGATTGCAGCAGAAAAGGCTGCAAAGAAACTTAAATAAATGGTTGACAAGACATAGGGTGCTGCTTACAATGTAGGTACCTACATTGAACAGGAAGGAGAATATAATGAACCATGAAGAAGTATTTGGAGATTTACACAAAGAATTGTTTACACTCTCCGAAGCAGCAGAGTACTTAGAGATGGAAGAGGGACATCTTTATGATGACTATGTTAGGGAGTATATTGATGCAGAACTTATGTTTACCTATTTAGAACTTAAGCAGTATAAACAACATTTGCATTCATTAGAAGGAGAAACAAAATGATTGATCAAGACCAAATGAAGTCTGTACTATATGGAATCTTGACAGACAAGGAGCCGATCCCTTATACAACCGAAGGTTTTGAGTTGTTATTAAAAGAATTACATAAACAATATCCAGAAGATACATACAGTATTCTTTTAGAACCACTAGACCTTATATCTTCAAAAGATCGTGAGCAACGTATCTCGCCACGAGTATCTATTATCCTAAAACAAGGAGAAACAAAATGATTTCACAAGAAGAGATTCAAGAACTATCAGAAGAATACCGACTAGAGCAGTTGAGGGAAGTACTAAAAGAAAGGATCTTCAATACTTATATCGTAGTACCTAAAGAATCTGAAGAGGAGGATGCGTGAACAACTTCTACTCTTACTTCACACACTCACAGCAATACGAATACTTTGATTTGTCCTCTCAATATATGTTAAGTGAGCTTGGTGAAGAGATGCTAGCAGCAATTATGGATGGGATTGATTATGAGTAATTCAGCTTATGACATCTTTCTGGACAAGTGTGTAGATGAATATTACGAAGATGAAGAACCTTTAGATTTAGTATGGGATGATGAACCGGCTACATACCCAGAAGATGATTATGTAAATTATGATGGTTGGGATGATATGCAATGACTAGTTATTCTTTGAGTAGGTATTAATGGGAGATTTACATAGTATGGCTAAGACATTGGAAAAGAAAGTTAAAGAAGTCAATGTTACTGTAGTATCCTATGCAGAATTTACGGGATATGACTTTCAGGAACCAGCCGTTTGGTGGATACTTTCAGCTACAGGAGATTATTACTACTTTCACTGCGCTAAACGAGAAGATGCTCAACTAAAATGTGATCAAATATTTGATGCAGGGTTTTACAAAGTCAAGACTAGTCGTATAGTCAAGACTAAAAGTAAGCAAGAAGGGGGTGGGCTGAGTTGCTATGGGACAAATAGTCGTAAGGGGTTTGCAGCGAACCTTCGTCCAAGTTAAGGAGAAAGACTTGAAGTACGACAATCTATATATGGATATAGTCACCCGAGTAGCTCTAGAAAGTAAGTGCCCCCGAAAAGCCGTTGGATGCGTAATTGTACCAAAGTCGGGTATGCTATCAGTTGGGTTTAATGGGATGGCAAGTGGTGGTCCAAATGAGTGGGATTATACAGAGGAAGGGAATCCTGAGGTAGTACACGCGGAACTCAATGCGCTTGGGAAAATGCTTGAGCAAGGTGTTAGTGCAAAAGGTGCCACTGTATATTTAAGTTTATCTTGCTGCCTAGACTGTGCTAAATTACTTGTCAGAGCAAAGGTTGGTAGGGTTGTGTACCTAGAAGAGTACAGGAAGCTACAAGGACTTGACTATCTCAAAAAATACGGTGTGATTGTAGAGAAGTTTGAACAATAATTTAAGGAGAGAAGAATTGGAAAAGATTACACTGTACGGCCTCAATAAGAACGGAACACTAAAACTCTGGTCCATTGAAACCAAAGATGAAGAAATCTTTATTGAGTTTGGTCAAGAGAAGGGTAAGATTCAGCTAAAGATTGAATCTGTTAAGGGTAAGAACATTGGACGTAGTAATGAGACGACTCCAGCACAACAAGCTGAACTAGAAGCCCTCAGTAAAGTAGCAAAACAGAAAGATAAAGGTTACCGAGAGAATAAAGAAGAGTTGGTTGAACTCCCCCTACTCCCTATGCTTGCCTCTGATTACCTGAAACAAGGACATCGTATTAAGTTCCCATGTTTTGGTAGTGCAAAACTCGATGGTGTACGTTGTCTTGCTATCTGCTCTAATGAAGGAGTAATACTGAAGTCACGAGGTGGTAAGCTCTATGATGTGAAACATATCATCCAACAACTTGAATATGTTATGAAGGCTGGAGATATCTGGGACGGTGAGATTTATTTGCATGGTAGATATCTAGAAGAGATTGTATCTGCTGTCAAGAAATATAATCCACTTACAATTAGTCTTACATTCCGAATCTTTGATGTTGTTGAAGATGATATGATCTTTGAAGATCGTCTTATCCGACTATTGCAGATTGAAGACATTTTGTTTGAGAATAAGGTTGTAAGTATTGATGTTCTACCTTATGAGCTTCTAAGTAATGAAAGAGATATGCATGATCGCCACGAGATGTACGTTAACTGCGGCTATGAAGGTATTATGTTACGGAATATGTTTGGTCGTTATGAATCAGGCAAGCGCTCTGCTAACTTACAAAAGCTTAAGAGTTTCCTAGACTCTGAGTTTAAGATTGTAAATGTAATCCCAGATAAAGACGGTGGTGCAATCTTTGTACTACAAAACACCTTTGCAGACAATCAATTTAATGTTGTTGGTGGTAGTCATGAGCAACGCAAACAATGGCTGGCTGAGAAAGAGTCTTTGATTGGTAAAGATATCACTGTAAAATACCAGACTTTATACAAAGACACAAAATTGCCCCAGTTCCCTACTTTTGTTACATTTAGGAATTATGAGTGATGAACGCCACTAAAACTATCAACCAGATCATTAAAGAAGACAAGGGTTTGTGGTTACAACCGGAGGAAATTATTGATACTCTTCCGTTGCAAATGAAATCACTTAAAGAATATATGTTTGCACTAGGCTACTTCTGGTCAAAAGAAGTTGATTGGGGCCAGCACCAGAAGAATAACTTCTTTAGTTTTAGTTACGATAATAAAGGTCGTGATGAAGTAGCCTTCACAACAGCTTGCCATCTACACAACAGTGAAACAGACTCTTTAGGTAGTCATCAACGTAAATCTCTACATTTCCCACCGTATGCATTGCGTAAAGCTCAAGCTGCTAAGATTGTAGACACTGTATCCCTTCAACTGAATAAGAAGACTGGATATATATCTTGTAATAGTAATCTGGTTAATTTTGTTCACGCTGACTATGAAGAAATGCTTCAGACAGTGAAGTACTTATGAACATATTCCTCTTCAAAGACGGCTTCTGGCTAAAAGACTTTGAATACACCACTAAAGAATACTCCCACCACGGGACATATGTAGAAATCAACGTAGGAAGTGGTGATTGGAGTGATAGAGAGTTGAACGAGATGCTTTCTGACTATTTCCTAGAAAATACACAATTATTTGAGTGATATTGGCCGTTTCTGCTTGCAAAGGGAAGCGGCTTTCTTTATAATTGGCACTTGATAAGTAGATAGGAGAACGAATTTGACTAAAACACAGATGATTAAACACCTCACACTCTTACAGAAAGATGTCCAGAAAGCCTGTACACGCTCAAAGAAGATTAGTAAGGCTTTAAATATCCCTGAGAATAACCTTCTTGAAGAGGTGTTACAGGAAATTAATGTGTTATTGGAATGTGCTAATGATACTGAAGGAGATAAGGTGTGATTAAAGGAAAACGTAACCAACTGGCGAACGTAGGTAATAAGTTTCAGACATCTGCAAAGAAAGTATTGTGCTGTTGCTCAGCCGGCCTCTTGAGGTCACCTAGTCTTGCAAATGTTTTACACAAAGCATTAGGATTCAATACCCGTGCTGTAGGTTGTGATAAGGAGTATGCCTTAATTCCAATCTCTCAAGCGCTAATCTGGTGGGCAGATGAGATTGTCTTTGTAAATAAAGATAACTTTGATAGTCTAAACCAAGAGGAGAAGGATGAGATTTCTGATGTTGGTGTTAAGGTGGTCTTTCTAAACATTGAAGATGATTTTGATTGGAATGATTCTTGGTTGAACACCGAACTATTGCTTGCATACAAAGGCGAGATTAAATGAAAACTACACACCTAATACCTATCACAGAAGAACAACGTGCGGCAGCCAAGATCAGGAAGTCACTTGATCAAGACTTCGCACGTCTTAATTTTAAGGTAGACTATGCAGATCATCAACATTGGATTATGCTAGCTACAAAATACAACTGTCGCTTACCTCTTTGGTGGCAACCCTCTAGTGAGTTTAAATACCTTCGACGTGTAGCTAAGAAAGCTAATTTTGATATCAATTTGTTCGTAGAGAGTACAGGCTGTTCTAATATTAAAGAGTATGTTAGTATCAACCCTCACCTGTCAGCAATTGGTGTTGTTGGACCATTATTGGAGTTTATTGATGAGTATTTTACTAATCCTCCAGTATTCACTCCGGATAAGCCTTCAATACCGAGGAAGAAACGTACATTGTAGTGTACAAAACACCCTATAAAACAACGATAATGTAAAAGACAAGCAAACATACTGCTTAGGTGGTGAGGCTCCTAGAAAGGTGCTGAATTGCCTATGTATGTACTAATTAAGGAGTGGGGACAATGAGTGAACTGTCAAAACAGATTAAAGCTGTACAAACAAATGTACGAAAACCTATATATTCACCAATGCAAAGCTATTTGAGTGTGCAGTCTGATCACACAAGTCTTGATCGTGGTAATATAGGCTCTGTATATAATCTTGGTGTGACGCTACAAACATCAGTTATTATTACAGAAGGTCCACATATCTCTGATAGACTACAGACAGCACTAGAAGAAACTAAACGGGGAATTATTCAAGCTGTGTTTGGTGAGTTCCGTGAAGACCTACACAATATCAGGAACCTAGCTTATAACTTCGATTCTGATGGTGTACTAGATGCTGTAAGGAAACTTGAGAGTAGGATGTTTGGAGAATGAAACCAATAACCAATATAGTTGAGGTGGTAATTACAATCAGTCCACATACAAAGTGGTACACAGTGTATGCATTCGATATGTGGATGAACTTCAAGAGTGAAGCTGACTGGATTAAGTGGATAGATAATGTAAGGAAGAATAAATGAAAACTTTAGAACAGTACCAAGAAATGTTTCAGATGCGAGCCACTACCGCCGCCCTACTACATATGGTCGAATCTGAGATTTATATGATCGAGCAAGAGTATAAATGTATGGGCTTCAATATTGGGGAAGCTATCCACCATACAAATTCTTTCTCAGTAGAGGCTTGGCAATACCTTGGTAGGGTAAAAGTTGAAATCGTTAATCTCATGAATGGTGGCAGACGTTGAAATCACAAGAAGAACTACTAGCATCCTTCATCAAATATTGTATAATCTCTGAACGTGATGTTGAAATGTACGGGGATTTGTTCTGCTCTCTTTCTACACAGACATCTTGGATGGACTACCGTAGAGGTTATTATGATGGTGTGGATGATGCTAGGAATTATTATTTTGAACGAGACTTAGATAGCTTGAAATAGTGTCTTATTATCTAGACACTAATGTTCAAATGTCTAGCCAACATTACACAAGGTTTCATAAATAGTAACTTAATGTTGATAGGAGAGGAATTGTGGACAACGAACTAAAGCGTGAAGTGTTTGAAAGCCTCCATGAGATGATACGTTTGGCAGTCAAAGGTGAGAAGGATGTTTGTCTGGTGTTGTCTGAGGATTATAAAGAACCAGAGGAAGTGACCAAGGCTATTGAAGTATTGGGTAAGTTTAGGAAGGAATACTGATGAATAGCTTTGATAAGTTTGTAAGCTTAGGCGGGCAGTTTGAAGCGGACACATACTGCACCTATCTGATATATGGAGGACGGAGTATGAGAATTCCAAACCACTACTTCACTTCTGAAGATGATGTGGAGAAGAATATACTTAATTACTATCTTGATATGATGCCTAAGATTATGGATAGTAAGTATCAGAGTACATTGAATAATTGGGGAGAGTTGATTAATGACTAAATCATTCAACAGTTGGTGGGATGTATATGCATTCTTACTAGAAGCCCCTTACAACTCTGTGGATGTTGATAATACATTCTGGTGGAGTAGGGATAAGAGTGGCTGCTACCAAGATTGTGAGTGTATAGAGTTTTATTCAAGTGTGGAGGAGAGTATGAAGGCGCTTAGGGAGGTGTGTGATGGGGATGTTGAGAAGGTGACGGAGAGATGACCGTTCGTCGGCAATTAAAATAAATAGGAAATAAATGTGACTCCTAAAGAAGAGAATACGTCTAATAAGTGTAAGAGTGTAAAAGAAGAGTTTGAAGATATGCTTTCTCAAGAGTTCAAAGCTTTGGAGAAGGACTATGACAAGCTCAGTGTGGTATTAGATAAATTTAATAAACGAATGGAGTTACATGACTGATATACAACAGCAAGCCAAAGCTTTAAGACAACAAGGAAATACATACAAGCAGATAGTAAGCTCCTTAACGGAGGTGTTTCTGTTGACTGGTAAATTTAAGGGATTTATTTGTGAATAAAGTTAAGACAATGAATACATATGAAGGATTTGATCAGAAGTCTTCTGAAGGAGTGTGGTTGAGATGTTGGAATGAGCCTACAGGCATAACTAATGTAAGGCACACTCACCACACTTTATCAGGACGACGGTGGGACCAGCTAACGAAGCGTTGTAAAGTTGGGAGTGTGCAACAAGAAAGGTCTGTTTGCTACCAAGGAGCCGAGAATCAATTTATAGACTTCCAAGAGTTTACAGACTGGTCTGCTGAGGAAGTTGGGTATCAGCTTAAAGATGAAGGTACAGGAAATTATTGGAGTCTAGATAAAGATATTCTGAATAGTACTCGAATATATTCAAAGGAAACCTGTCTGTTCGTACCCAACAAAGTGAATGTATTCGTTGCCTTCCGCAAACCAAAAGATGCAGAGCTTCCTATTGGGTGCTACTACAACACACAACGAGCTAAATATGTTGGGCAAGTTAAAGAGAAGGGTAAGACTATTAATCTAGGTGGCTACTCAACATCCCTTGAGGCACACCGAGCATGGCAGGAAGAGAAAATTCGTATTGGATATGAACTAGCAGAGGATTACAAGTTCCATGGAAAGCTATATGACGGGCTTAGTGAACTGGTGTCTCACATCGAAGATCAGTATCTGAACTATGAGGAGACAACTTAATGGACTGTATTGTTCTTAGTAAAGCTTTAGAGCTACGCAAGCTAGGACGCACTTACAAAGATATTGTAATAGAACTAGAGGGGTTAATATCTTTAGATCAGTGCAAACGAAACTTGAAGACTATAGCCAAGGAAGACAACACTACTCTGATAACACAGGAGATTGCAAAGCTAGCTGACAGAGATGTGGGAGTCACCAATTATGAAATTATAGGAGTGCTACATTCTTTCTACACAGAAGAGGAAGTAAAGAAGATGCGTAAAGACAAACAGATGTTGACTAAGATCAAAGGTCGTGTAAGGACAGTTAACCACTTTGCTATATTCAGACCAGCATGGATGGACACTGACTCTCCAAAAGACAGTTTGAAATATATGACATCAACAGCTCACACTCTGTTTGAAAATATGCAAGACATCTTGAATGACTACATGTCAGCCTTCCCTAATGTACATCGAATGTCTGCACAGCAAGAGATGGTGAAGCTTGCAAACAGTTGGCTAATACCAGAAGACATAGAGACTAGGTGCGAGAGGAACAGTAAGGTGGCAGCTAACCTAGAAGAAAGAAAAGCTAAGAAACAATAGGGCTTTAGATAGGGTGCACTTTTATACACTATCATATGGAGGTGCGGTGTGCACTTCTGTGGTGTATATATTTAAGGTGCACTGAGAGTGCAGTTGGTAATTAATTCGGTATAATATATATAGGAGTTAGAAGTAATAGAATGGCTAATATAAAAGACCTTATGGGTGAAGATGAGGTAAAGATTGATGGTTATGTTGGTACAGTATTAGGAAATCTAACTGTAGTCGGCTGGAATGGTAAACATGGGAATCCTAAGAAGTACATTGTCTCTTGTTCAGTATGTAAAGAAGATCCTGAACTACATGGTGAGGGTCTGTTTGCAATGGCTAAGGGACATCTAGAAAGAGGTAATAAGCCTTGTGGGTGTACTGACAAGTGCAATTGGACAGAGGAGCAATACAAAGTAAGAGCTGCCAGAGCTTGTTTGAATAAGGGTTTAGTATTTAAAGGTTGGGTAGACAAACTAACCACAGCAAATAAAACAAAGGTGGTCGTAGAGTGTCCAGTACACGGAGATTTTAATACTATGGTATTGAGCTTTATCCTGATAGATGGTGGTCATAAGGGTTGTGCTGGATGCTTCTCTATACGGATGGGTGACTTTAAAAGGAAAGATGATGAATTCATGATCAATACATTTATGTCTTCTGGAGGGTTTGCACAAGGTACTAAGTTTACAAGAACAGAGACACTAGATAAATATGGACACAAGAAGTATTGGTTAATAGAGTGTCCTGATTGTAATACTTCAGGTGAAGCACATATGGTTGGTCTGTATAAAGGTAGTAGACCTTGTGCATGTGCTAAGAGTAGACCTCAAGAGACTTATATAAACCTTATTAAAGATGGAGAGAATGTAGTTGCAATTAAGTTTGGTGTTGCCAACTTAGCCAGGGAAAGGATTAAAACACAACACTCTAAATCGATATACGACATCGTAAACTATGGAGTGTGGAACTATCCTACCATCATGGAATGTAAGTCTGCTGAAAGACTTTGCCTGAGGTCAATGGAGACAGGTGTAATAAGTAAAGAAGAGATGCCTGACGGCTATACTGAAACTACTTTCCCTTATAATATTGACAAGGTAATTAGTATATTTGAACAAGGTGGTGGAATAAGAAATATCTGAAGATGTAGTTTACCCAAACCCCCTGTAAATTTAGGAGCTTGCTTACATAGAAGCTCCCTTTCAGTGTTGCCAGAATATCTTGCAGGCCCTGAGAATATTGTATCTCTAGCAGCACCGTTTAACCGTTGCGTTGTAGCACGTCAGTACCCCGAATGAGCCGTTAAAATATCTGATAAGTCTAGTTGCATATTACTCTCAGTCTACCTTAATCGATGTCTCCTAGCTATCACTGCAACTATACCACTTGACTAAACATGTGTTTGATGATCTACCTGTCATAATCTCTCTACTCTACGTTGAAGTCATATTATGTCGTCACCAGAAGCCAGAGTTCAGGCGTCCTGTCAACTCTAATCATTCTCTATCACCACACCCTCTGTCATGACTTATCTCTATCGTACTGAACAGACCTTAGCCTGTACATACACTAATAGATACTGTATATCATCTGTTAAATAGTTATAGTATAAGACAATGTGAAGGAGTATTGACGTGATGGTGTGGAGTGTGTTATGGGTTGGTGAAGGGAATTGAGCGAGTTGTTCGTGTATGCTTAACCTAATGGGTTGCTTGTCACACACTTGAACTAGACTACACAAGCCTCTACAGTGACGTATAAGCTGCCTGGGACATTAGCTAATAGGATTGTACAGACTAGACCGTATAAGCCTTAGAAGGGATGTCGTAGGAAGGTGAAAGATTGCTAGAATACGCACTTGAAAGGAGAATAATTGCTGAGATGTGTTTATTACAGGCAGAATAAAGCCCACTATTAAGTGGGCTTAGAATAATCCTGCTACTTAGTAGCCTTCTACTTCCTTAACTACTACAGTGTATTTGTTAAAACCAAAGCAGATAATTACTTGTTCGTTAGAAAACATACTGTATTTACGAGCCCACATCATAGACTTGCCAACCCATTCAGCGTTAAGGCCAGCATCAAACAGAGCTTTTGCTGCTTCAGAGGCTTTGACTTTATGGAAAGTGATCATATCTATATACTCTTCTATTTGAGAAAGGCTTTCCTTTCTTCTTGTGTCTATTCTAACACTCTGAGCGTAGCTGTAAAGCTTTATTTTACTTTCTTTACAGAGAAGTCTTTGCGAGACATTCCCATACGTTTGCACTGTTCAATCACTTCTTTAGATGTAGCACCTTGTGCACAGAAAGAACCGAAGAATTTAGTAGTGGCTACGTACATGGTGTATTCTCTTCTATGGGTGACTAAGCTGTTTGCTTGTCTATGGGGTTATTGTACAGTCATTCGTTAGCACTGTACAACATTATTTCAACCGATTTAAGCTACTAAGCTGCTTTCGAGATAACATAGCGAGCCACTTTAAAGCCTTTATTCAGGCCTACAGCCCACTTCTTAGCACTTGCAAGAGTCTTGCGGGTTGCCACCACTTCACGAGACTGTGTATCGATGATGTTGAATGTGTTCATTTGGTGATTCCTTTTGAAGAGGCTTGAGACATTCTGTCTCTGTATGGCTTATTCCAGGGCTTTGTCCTTCCCTTGTCTATTATTTACAAAGAATTCATAAATAATAGGCAAAAGAAAAGGGACGATTAAGTCCCTAATTCTCTACGGGTGCATTCTGCAATAGCTCGCCTCAGCCCCTCTTCACCCTGGTAGCCTATGATCGAGCACCTAACTGAGTTAGTGCATTCCACTCTATACACTTCATAACCTTTCGAGTGGCAATCTAGCACCCAATGATTAGCACTTTCATACACTACATCTTTAAGCTTATAGTTCATGCGAACAACTCATCTAACAGAATGTCGTCAATTGATGTTGCAAGCTTCTTGCCCTTGCCAACTGTATACCCTGCTTTCTTCAGTTGTGCGATTGTTTGCTTAGCTTGAATTGTAGGAACCTTGCTTACACCACCTAGAACAGCCAGCATTTCAGCGTATGCCACTTCAGCCTCTTTAGTGTTAGGCATGAACAGAGTAAAGAAACCTTGGTCATAGTAAGAGAAGTCTTTGATAGTAGTCATGATGTAGCTCCAAGCTTTGAGGCAGATCATTCCGCCTCTCTATGTGTTTGATTGTACAGATGTGAAGATGTACTGTCAACACTTATTATCAAACATAAAGAATTCTTTCAGCACGCCATTCATCTCAGCGAATAGCTTAGGACTCTTTTCAGCCATACAAGCAAGACCTGTGCCAATGCCACTTGAAGGGAATACAATAATATTTGTCTTAGATATAACGTATAGTTTCCGTAATGCCATCAACACAGCTTGTCGTTCGTCTTCTTTATCACTAAAGAAAGCATTAATATTCATCGTTGGAAGGTGCTTTGTAGGGACACCGAAAGCATTAGGCTCACATCTGATGATGGCTTGTCCACCCTTACCCTTTTGAATAAGGTTATCACCAAAGACGAATACTTTGTTAGGGGAGGCTCTTAGTAGAGACTTTGTATAAAACTCTTGACACACTTCTGTTAGCATTTCCATCTCGAAAGCCTTCTGTGTCAATTCAACGGTTTGATTATTCGTCTTAGCTACCAATTTGATAGCATCCTCGAAAGCAATCTTGACGAATGCTGGTGAAGTCATGAATTGGGTAGC